GCCAGAGCATTCATCGACATCCCGGTGTTGGTATGGCCCCTGGTCATGTCCATCACTGCCCTACCCGCAGCCCCCTCGTCGGCATTGCCCACCACCCGATTCATTATCTGCGTGCCCCGAAGCAGATCACCTGACTCGTCACCGGCAGCGATGAACTTGTTGGCCCCATTCACGATGTGTCTGCCCCGACCGGCCAACCCGAGAATGTTGAGGTCCACCAACTGCTTGCCCAGGTCCACTGCTGTGGAGACCACCTGGAAGGGGAAGGACTCGGGGCCACCACCGAAGGCTCCAGCGACCAGAGAGCCAGAGACCCGTCCCGCACTGTTGGCGAAGTAGGCCCCGTTGGAGGTCCCTCCCTGGCGAAGCATGGAAGCCTCGTCGTAGACCTGCTCCTGGAAAGCTCCATGCGGGGTACCCAAGGATTCCTGTTCGGCACTGGTCCCCTGGAGAGACTTGAGCAGGGCAGCCTTTCCCGCATTGGCCCGCAGGAACTTGAGTTCCTCCAGGTCCTGAGCCAGGAAGGTCTTGCCCCCCAGTCCTTCGACCAGGACCCGGCCATTGTTCTGAGCCTTGATCCGCTCAAAGTCCTCGGGGGTAAGGCCCTCTGTTTCCAGGTCGTACATCCCCAACTGCTCCTGGATGTCGGTGGCTACCTGACCTTCAGCGAACCATCCGGTCCCCATGTTGAGCCGGTCCCCCTCCAGCCCGGAACGGAGATACTGGAAGAGGGGGATGCCCACCATTGCCCGTCCCTCTTCGCTGCCACCTCCGAACATGGACCCTGCTGCCTCCCCGAAGCTGAGGGTGCCCTGGGAGACATAATCAGCAGCCCGGAGTGCAGCGTCTATCCCCTCGGGAATGGCATCGAAGGCCAGTATGCCCCACCGAGAAATCCCTTTCAGAACACCGAAGAGAGTGGTGTTGTCGGAGGGTGGGGTGAAGTCCTGGCCGAGAGCGTTGGCTCCGGCGATACCAGCCGGGTCCGAAGAGGCAATCACCTCTTCCTGGGTGCGGCCCAAGATGTCGGTCCACTGCTCGTCCTCGCCGGAGGGAGTCATCCCCGGAGCGGTAGCCACTCCCAGGCTGGTCGGGTCATCCCAAGACTGTCCGGCCCTACCCCGGGCCACGATGGTCCGCTCATAGATGGTGTCGGCCACGTCACTCCCGGCAGGGATACCGGAGCCGGACAAGCCCCACAGAATCGGGGCATCACCAGGACGGACGAAATCCCCCGCTTCGACATGGCCGAGGGCACTCCACACTCGTGATGGGGTGACCTGAACGGAGACCTTTTTCCACCCTTGGAACAGGTTCTCAGAGTTCTGAAGCAGGAGCCATTGCCCTGGCCCCTGCGGTTCCCGGGAAACCCGGTCAACCATTCGATTGCCTCCGACCGATCAGGTCCTAGAAATCAGTTGCAGAAAAGCTGGATGCGGGAACGCCGCATACAACATCCGCAGGGCCTGGTCTGCATCGGGGACTGGTGTCTGAGGGCTGACCGGTAGGCCAGCCATTGGCGGTTCTAGTGGTCGTTCTGTCGCCCCGAAGATGTTCTCTCCGATGGCAGGAATTGGGGGACCTCCAGTGGGACCTGGGGGAGGGCCAGGAGGTCCCCCTGCAACACCTCCGGTGGGGGATACCGGGAGAGATGCTGCACGCTGTTGATCTGCGGAAGCTTTGGCTGTGCCATAAGCACCGCCTGTCGCCACACGGATGGGCTGTTTGGCATTGCCAGGGCCTCCATCAGTGCGCCGTGAAAGGGCACCAGGACCCGAAACAGGTGCTGGATTCTTGGGTTGACGGTCGCCACCTCTAGCCATGTGATCGAATTTCGATCAGTACGGCTTACCGTTGGACCGCTTCGATTCGGCCTTGCTCTTGGCCGAACTCTTCCTGGTCCCACGCTTGCGTGGTGAGGACCCTCTCTTCGGCGGCTTTTTGCCGCTGGGAGACTTCCTTGGCATATTCCATTTCCTCTGGACTGGCATCTCGGTAGATGGGGAGATGGACCACCATCCACACCCCTTCCCTACGGTTGAACTGCTTCTCCGGCTTGAAGTGCATCACCTGGCCCTTGGGCACGGCGAACTGGCCGTACTGGGTGGTGACAATCTCGTAGCCATCGTAGGGTCCCCACTCCTGCACCCCCTGCGTGGTCGGGTTGAAGGTGGGAGGGTTCACCGGCGCAGCGGGAAGAACCTTCTCTATGGGAGGGGCGGGCACAGTCGCCAGGTTCGCCTCTTCCTGCTTGGCCGCTCTCTTCGCCTCGGCCTTTTCCAGCATCTCCTGCTTCTGCTCTGGTGTCAGTTCTGCCACATCAACTCCTATTCACTGCCACGGTCTGGACGCCTCCACCGGTGCGCCCATTTGCTTCCATCTCGGACAATACGGTCTGAACAGTAGGCCCGGGACCAAGCTCTGCTTCCCCAGGTGGCACTCCAGGCATTCCCGGTGGCATCCCGGGAGCCATCGCTCCCGCCTCTTCGGGGGTGGGCTGGGGTGGTGCTGGGGTGAAGAATTTCTTGAAGATTTGGGTGGTCCGGTCCGGGTGTTCCTCTATCTGCTGGAGGGCCATTGCAGCAGTGGCGTTGGGCTGGCCGGTCATCGGGTCCACCTGTTGGGCGGCTGCCTCCAACATGGCGAACAGGTCATTTCTGGCACGTTCGGCCAGAGTCCGGTCCTCGACCAGGGGCAGGTTGTCCAGGCCCTTCAGATTCTCCCTCATGGTGGTGGCGTCGATGACCCCGGCCTGCATCAGTTGCAGTCCGGCCACGATCTTGGAGTTGTCATCCCACCCGGCCATCATCCCGTAGATTCTCCGGGACCGCCAGTGTCCCGCTATCGCCTCTAGGGGCACATAGGTCTCGGCCTTGGCCCGGTTCCCTTCGATGTAGAAGAGCCGCTTGTTCTTCGACTTCTCGTGGCGCTCTTCCCACTCCAGGCGGCGAGTGTCCGCCATCTCCAGGGCAGCGCCGATCACCTTCTGGTATTCGTCAATGTTGACATCCACCGGGTTGCGTAGCTCCCGCTGACCTTGGCCGGTGATGAACCCTCCCTGTTGGGCGATGCTGTCAGAGCCAGTGTCGTAGGCAGCCCCAATCCTTAGCTGGCGCTCCAGACGGTCGATCTGCTGGAAGATGCCGAAGGTGCTGTCCCCGGCTGGGCGCTCTAGCTGAGTGCCGGTGGTCAGGTAGTTGATCGCTCCCCGGCCCTTCTCATAGTCCCCGGACTCCACATCCCCGCCGATGATGTTGGTCTCCCGGAACACGCCGTCCTCGGTGGCGATCAAGGCCAGCACGTTGAACTTGGCCTGTTGTGCCACCAGCCCGATGACATGGTGGTAGGCGCTCTGGAGCCGGTCGAAGCTGAACCTCTTCCCCACCACGAACATGGGGCCGGTGGAACAGATGTTCGGGGCGAAATCCAGGACCAGGGCGAACTCAGGAACACAGACATAGGTGCCCTCGTCGCAGTAATACTCCAACACCTGGGTGCCGCCACCCCGCCCCTCCCAGGAGCTTTCGGTGCCGGTGGCCTGCCCGGAGGGGAGCAGGTATCGGCCATCGGAACCACTCTGCTTCTTCTCCCGCTTGCGGAGCATCCCATCCCAGTCGTGTTCGGGGTAGGTGTGCTTGAGGACTTCGATGGGAACATCACGGCGGAAGGCAATCTCGACCGGCTGCTGTTCCACCCCGAAATACCCGGGCCAGGAATCGAAGGGGTCCCGGAGTTCCAGATGAGGCCACAGTTGGCCGGTCACCTTATCCCGACGAGGGCGGATCACCCAGGCGTAGAAGGCGTAGCCGGGGAGCCAGCGGCCAATCTGTGGGAATTGCAGGCGGAGCCTGGACATGTGATCCCAGCCTTCCACGATGTGTTCTCTGGTCTCGGCCTCCCGACGTGCCGTGTCGGAGTCTCGGGTGCCATAGGGCATCTGCAAAGAGGGCGGTTCGCCCACCTTCTGCGCCAGTCGTTCCACCCCGGAGGCCATCATGTTCACTGCGGGCAGGTCATGGCCGAGGGCACTCAGCTTGCCGCTGGTGCCTTTCCCCTGGTCCCAGGCCATGATCGCTGCGATGCCTTGGGGTCCACCGTTCATTATCTGACGGACCCGCCACCGGTCATCGGCGTAGTTGTTGTTCTCTTCTCGGAGAGCTTCCAGCCTCCCCAGGATGTAGGAGTTACTCATCCCAGCTTTCGTTTACGCCCAGGTACCCGGTGGGTCCCCACGGTGGTTCGGTGAACGAGGCGGAAACATAGTCGGGGAACGACTGATGCGTGCGCACCTGAGTCCGTTGCATCCGTGCTTCCCGCTTCCATTTCCTGATGACATCGGCGAAGGGGAACCAGGAGGCCATGAGAATGTCGGCGATGGCGAGGTTCCTGCGTTGGGTCCGGGTCTCGTTGGTGAAGTTGACTAGTTGGCGGATGTACCCCTCCACTTTCCGCTTCGCCTCGGGGCTGGCGTAGGGCAAGATGATGTGCCCTTCGTGGAGCGGCTCGGCCAATGAGGTCACCCCAAAGTGATCGTCATGCTTGTTCTTCCCGGTGTGGGTGGGCCTGATCGTCAAGTCCAGTTCCCGGGCCAGGGCTTTCACCCGGGGGTCATCGAAGAACACGCTCTGGTAGGCGTTGTCCTCCACCACCCACAGCCGGTTGTCGTAACGCTCCGCCCAGTCCCGCATGATCGCCAAAGCCCCGTCGATGCCTCCGGCCTGCTGGGTCTCCATATCGACCATGTAGAAGGTGTCGTGGCGGTCGGCTACCCGGGGGTCCCGAGGGTTGTAATCGGGGTCCCAGGAAGGCATGGTGACCGCCCACAGGAAGGAAGCCTGGACCCCTCTCGCTGCCGGGTCGAGGCCAGCGACCAGCCGATAGGAAACCGGAAGTTGGGCGATGCCGACATCACGGGAAGGGTCCAGAGCGTTGGCCCGGATTTTCTCCGGGTCGAAGATGGCCGTCCCGTCCGGCCGGGGCTGGTTGAGATACATCATCTCAAACAGGGCCGGTCCAACATCGTCGTGTTGCTCACGGAGGTAGGCCAGGTTGTTCAGTTCGGGGAAGAGGATGCAGGCTTCCGGGTCAGGAAGGCTTTCATGGTCCTCAAAGAGTTCCCGGCCACAGATGGCAGCGTCGTGGGCACGGTCCACGATGTGTGACCAGTTCGGGTTTTCGATCAGCCAGGAATAGAGGTCCTCGGGGTGGACCCGGGAAGAAATCACGTTGAGGCCGGTGTGGGCCATTTTCCGGGTGACGATGCGCTGGCGGAACATCTGAAGCACCTTGTCCCGGCCTCCCTGGGTGTAGGAGGCGTCAGGGTCAGCCGGGTCGTCCACCACGATATCGTCGGCGTCAACGGAGAGAATCTTCGATTCCACTCCGGCACACCACATGGTGGGCTGTTTGAGCATCATGGTCCTGGTCGCCACCGTGAACTTGTCGGCTGACCACTTGCCCCGGACGTTCGGCTCCCAGGTCTGGCCCGGAGCCAGATATGCCTCTTTCAGTTCCTCATGTGAACTGAGGATGTCCTTGACCAATGACAGCGAGTTCTTGGCGATGTCCTCGTTAGGGCCTACCCACAGAATCCTGATGTTGGGATTTCTGATGATCTTCCACACGCAGAAGTGGGCCAACAGGTCGGTCTTGCCATGCCTCGGTGGGGAGAGAATCAGCGACCTGCCTCCCAGGTAGGTGGTCTCCAGACAGGCTCTAATCCAACGGCGGTGTACCGGCTTGGTCAGGTATGCGGTGCCGTAGCTGGCCTGGAAGAACCTGGTTCGCCATTCCACGAAGGCATCGGTGAGAAGGTCGAGCTTGAGGTTGAAGCCCTTGGGATCGCTCTTGGCGAGGAACTGCATGTCAGCGTCGGAGGGGCCGAGCAGGACAGCATCAGCACCTTTAGGTGTCCAGCCTTGGGCGACCGTCCCGGTTATCCGGTCGTTCCACAATGCCCGCCTCACATTGCCGAGAGCCTGCACAGTGGCCCGGTTCCCGGTGGTGGCAACGAACTGGCGTTGGAACTCCTGGTCGGAAAGCTTGCGGTCCATCCAGGATTCGACCGTGCTGCGAGCCATGTTGTCCATCACCGAGTCGTAGAGGGGACCTCGGCGCACCTGCTCGTCACCGTACAACTGGTCGGGTCTGGTCACCAGCTTGATGTCGAGGACTTCCTGGAGGGCTGCCTTCTCTTTGGCCGTGGCCCGTTCTGCTGCTTTCCGACAGCGAGGATTGCAGTATTTGACGTTCATCACGTAGCGGCGGGGCGGTTCGATGGTCAGCCCGCACGCCTTGCACTTCGGCGGATTGGCGTCAACGACTTGGCGTTTCGCCTTCGCTTTAGCCACATCCCGAGTCAGGGAGGTGCCCATTGCTCAGTGTGATCGAATTTCGATCATCCAACCGACCGGGATGAGACCAGCGAGGAAAGCTGAGACCATCTCGGGGGTTTCAGCCCGGTCGGGAGGAATCGTGATCTGGACAGTGACCGTTCCCGGGGGATGAGTGACAACCCCCTCAGCATGGATGATGAGTTCATCCAGGAGAACGTCTGCCCCTTCGCTCATGTGGATTTCTTGGCTGCCTTGGCCGGTGCCTTGGCTTCCTTCTGGACGGTCACCTTGCCGCCCTGTTCCTTGGCGACACGGACCTGACCCGGCTCATAGTCAGCCTCATCAGTGGTCTCGATGTCACCAAGCTCGTAAGCAATCTCCGACCAGGTCTTGCCTTCTGCCTTCAGCTTCTCAGCCTTGGTCTGTGCCACGTAGCTCTCCTTGGGTAGCGGAACAACGGCCTACTGCCTCCGAGCATACAGCAAAGAACCCCCCTGTTACCAGGAGGGTTCTCGGTTCGTTGTCTCCGTTGCCGAACGCCGGGAGGCTCATGTATGACCCAGCACCGCCTCAAATGCCGTCAGTGATAGCTGATCTTCCCTGTCCGGACAGGGCCACCATCGCTGGTGGAGTCACAATGTGAACTCTAATCCAAATTTTCGGGCGGCGCTCTGCCTCTGAGCTATCCCGACCTATCCCTGTTTCTCTTTCGGGAACCGGCCCCGGGAACCGGAGTCGAACCGGCGACCTCCGCCCCGCTCCCGGCCAGGAGTCGAACCTGGCAACACCCATTCGGGAAGAAGAAACCCCGCCTTGACTGCGACGCCCGGGCGGGGTAACTTCATGTCTATGTCTGGACAGTCACACGGTACACGCAACCGCATCGTTGCGTCAACCCCCCGCCAGGGACACACAGGCAAACACCCACCCAG